GGCAGCAACGGCAAAACCGGAAGTGTGGTGCGTGGTTGGACCTTGCGAATGTGGCAGCAAGAAAGCGTTAATCCCACCAGCGTTAAAATTTGTAGGTGCTGTATTATCGATAACATTAGCTATGTATATCCCTAAAGACAAAAACCTTCGCCCCTTAACACTTGAATCTGCTTGTTGCGGAATAGGTAGTTCAATCACAGTCCCTTTGGTCAGGTGTGAAATCAATAGATCGCGGCTTTGTACAAGACAACGACCTTTAGTGTCGTTAAGAACCTGTAGGTTCAAAAAATTCTCCATTGCTCCCGCCATTGTGGTCGCTGAAGCTATATCTGCCTCAGTGGGGGGAAAGACGTTTAAATCATAAGCAACTACCGCTAAGTTAAACTTATACTTGGTATCTGTCGCACCCGTAGCTGTAAAAGTTGTGCTGATTTCAAACCGCGCGGTTAAAGGGTTGCCTTGCCCCCAATCCGTAGGGACTTGTAGGTCGATTACAGTGTTTAAATTTTCCGATGGGAGTGCGTAGAACACAGGAACCGCATAGATAATACCACCAGTAATTAAAATTGAATGCAGGGAGCTAGGCAGTGTCGGCTTCTTATCTAAACACACGGTCAAAAAAGAATCGCGTATCATGTTGAACCTTTGGAAAGTGCGCCGCGTATTAGGCGGCGCACAAATTTCAGATTGTGTAACCTGAAGTATAAGCCCTTACGCCACGCCCGCCCACAGCGGAGTCTACGTCCATAGTAAACTTTGCCGAAAAGGAACCCGCACTTAGGGGCAAACTCGGCACGATGCGAGCACCGATGTATTGCTGTCCTACATTAGGACCCATAGCTCGCGGGTTGAAATCGACAAAAATTTGCGGCCCTGCAAGGACCAACATGTTATCTGCCACTTTTACAGTGATGGGGGTTGTAATACCTGATGGCGTGCCTAGGTCAAGGAAAATGCCTGCCAGAGCATTTACGTAACTTGTAGCGACTTTAAAACCTGCCGTTGTTGGGAGAGTAACGTAATAAACTGCTCCGCTAATAAGTGGGCTAATAGTACCACCTGTAAAAGTAAAAACAATGGCTGTGCCTGTTTCATACTGGTCTGCGGCAGCTAAAACCACTCCTGCTGTTTCAACACCAACACTACTATCTATGCTAATTTGCCTAGGCACGTTAACTGGGATAGGCCCCGAACTGCCTGCGACTCGCACTGATTTAGTTAACGCTGCGTCCTCTGCCGTGATGATTTGAAACTCAAGCGTAGGCAGCGTAGTTAGATTTAACGAAGAAGTCGCAGCTGTTACTATAGCTGTAGCAGTCGTCAACGAGTTAGCAAATGTAGATGCCAGTGCTATGTTACCGGAATCACCTCTAACAACGTAATAGGTAGTACCCCCTGTAAAGTTTCCAAGAACGGGGTCTAATGCGGTAGTTCGCAAAACAACAGGACTTCCCGCCGTAAGACCGTGAGCGCCTAGCGGAAAAGCACTTCCAGTAACTCCTGAGGTACTAATTGGGGCGTCATTTTTACCGGGGACCACCGTGGCTTCGGTATTGAACACCAAAGACATCGTGGAGCCAGCTCCAAAGTCTTGATTGGCTTGACGATCAATTGATGCCCCGGATATCACACTAGGGGCAGTTAAGTTTCCGGTAGGGGTGAACGCTACAGACATGGGCGCCGCAGGGGCCGCCAAAATTAGGTTAATGTCACTTAGCATAGTTATTCTCCTTGTTGAGCCTTAGGCTCAGACAATTTTGGCCTCGGTGTTAAGCATACGATCTACTGGGATTAGCGGGATGCCGAGGAAAGACACCTGCTGGAAAGGCTTGCCGAACTGGGTCAGACCCTGCTCGATAGTGACTACTTGTTGACTCTTGTCGAGGCCAATCTTCATCAGACAGGCAATGACCGTGCGGTTGCACAAGAACACTCGCGTTCCCATGCCGTCTGGAACCAACTGCGTGGCATCAGACATCGCATAGATAATGTTGGTTGCTGCGGTTACGGCTTGGGTGCCCGTACGCGCGCGCAACTCGGCCACGTTGATGTTGGCGATGCGAACAATTCGTCTCCAGTCACGCAGCACAAGGCCAGCGTTCATCACATACTGCGACACGTATGCCGCCATGCGATTGCCGTTGGAGAACTGAATGATCTGCCTGCCGTGGTCAACATTCTGTAGGCCACCCTCGCTACCAAGCGGGTAGATGCCAAAGAAGTCTTCGCCAAAGTTGACCAGATAGATCGAGGTGTTGGTCGTGCCTGCCGCGCCACCGCAGTCAATCACGTTGCCTGAAGCCAGGCTGCTAAAGCGAGTAGCAAGACCGTTGAACTCTTTTGAGTCAGCCTTGGCGTTGCCATACATGAACAACTGCACATATTTCTGCCACATCGCCTCGATGAAGGCTGCACCTTCAGACGCGCGGTAGAAAGCTTCCTGGCCGTTGAGCTTCGCTTCGGCGCAGTCAACTTCGCTCCAAGCTTCGATAATCGACATGCCTTCGGTAAGTTGCGCCGTGGCGCTCTTACTTGGCGTGACACCATCGTTGTAGTCGCGTAGGTAGGCTGTCGGGAGCGCGGTGCGCACCGAAAACTGGTGGCCCGTGGGTAGGTTACCTGGCTGTAGCCCAAGGTATCCCTGAATCTCCTTCATGCCCCGCTGTGCGAGAAGTTCAACCACCGGGGCGCCACGGCCCTTCGGGTCAAGATACTTGAGCATGTCGGCCAGAGTGAGTCGCGTAGTCGGAAGTGCTGCCATCGTTATATTCCTCTAAGGTTATCTGTAGGTATCAGCGAGCTTCTCCAACGGATCACGCGTGTCACGCATGTTCGGTGAAGAGCCTTTTGATACCGAATCGTCACTGACGGTCTTACCGACATGCGCAAAAAAGCGGATTATCTCCGCACGATTGCCCATGCCAGTTTGCACAAGTAGCGTGCGCAGCGAGTCATCACCGAACACATCGATGGCTTTTTCGGCAAGTTGCAGGTTGACCTGCAATTTTGCTTCATCGCCACCGCTCAGTTCGGAGTCCTTCATCGTAGCTTCGCGCCATGCCGTAAGCGTCTCAGTGAAATAACTCGACTGCTGCGCTTCAAGGGCGGGAACTAGACTATTGATAACTTTCTGCGCGGACTCGTTGCTCAGATTCAACTCACGCGCGATGCCTTCAAATTGCTGCATTACTCCCATACCGAAAGCTGCGCTTTCGTTTGGGGAGCTCAATGCATACTTTTCGGGGGATCCTTGCGGAGTTTCTGGGGCCTTGGATTCTCCACCCTTGGCCCCCGTCTGAGACGCTTCCTGCGTCTTGCCTACCAATGTCCCAGTGGTTGGCGCGGGCGTGCTTGGCACCGCCGCAAGAGCATTGCTGCTTGCGACTGGTGTTGGCGTGCCCGCCGCCACTGGAGGCGATTGGTTTGTCGTCGTTGTGCCTTGAGTTGTGTTTCCGGCTATTACGTTCGACGTCATCGTTTTCCTGCTGGCACAGCCTGCTGCGGGCAAAGCTGTTCTTCGGTCATCTTTACGTAAAGATCAGGGCAGTGCTGCCGCAGCAACTTCTGCATCCTTAATCCGTATTCGCGTTCTCCCGCCATGCGCCCCATCTCGGCAGCGTTTGGCGAGAAACACGATAAGTCCATTCCTGCTTGCTCCAAGAGCAACCACATAAACCGACGCCCACGTTCGACTGACATCAGCCAACGGAAGTCCCCTGCTTCTTGTTCCAGCTTGGTGCGAGCAAGATCTGTGCGCTCTTGGCGCACCCGTTCGCGAGCGCGAAAATCGGTGGGGTCGGAAATACCGGTGTTCACTTGCACAAAGCTAGCACAGACATAGGGACCTTATGGGGCCCTAAGGTTGTGCCGCAAACGATTGTAGCTTGACAAGCTAGAAGCTTTAGCAAAACGCTCCTGATACTGCATCATCTGGCGAGCTATTTTTGAGGCTCGCAGCACTGGGGCGGCGAAGGTAAGAGCTAGAGCGTCCGCAAGATCCGGGGATGCCCCATCCTTAAGCCGCTTCTTGATGTCGTCTTTTGACTCCAACGCGCGGCGGTTCTGCGCGTCAAAAAAGTAGCACGGTGTTGCTAGCTCTTGCTTTAGCGCAATGTCGTTGGGAATCGCACCGCCGGAGCGCAACCACTCGCGCATCAACCACCACATCTCCGTGCGCTTGTTCACATACAGCGTAGGCTCGGATGACTTGCCGCCAAAGGCAACTTCAAACACATTAAAACCAAGCTGCCGCAAGCGATCAATCACGCCAGAACCTGCGCCAGCATCAATGAATACCGCGTCGGGATGCCAGTCGTTAATCAGGCTCGCCGTGCGCGTAGCAAGCTCCATGTTGTCTATGCCACGCATCGCGATGGCAGGTAGCATCTGCAAACCCTGGCGGCGCACAATCGTGCTGCGGTCATTGCCAAATCGCGCAGGATCAACGCCTATGATGCGCGGAGAATCCGCAAAGTCAGTCTCAGTGTAGTCTCGGTGGCTAGCGTTTTCGGCATCTGCCAACGAGATCAATTGATCGTCACCGGCAGCGTTAAAGTCGCACAAGTATTCGCGGGCAAAAGCCGTCTCAGTCATTACGTCTGGGCGCCGCAAACGTGCAATTTCTACTGGGTCAATGGCTCCGTCCGTTTCGTAAACCGTGTAGACTGCCGCGTGCCAAAGCGGATCCCGCTTGGCGTAGAAAAACAACTGGCTGAACAGATTGATGCCGTTGGGCGTGCCAATAAAAATTGCCCACCCAAGACGATCCGATAGCGCAGGTTGCACAATCTCATCCCAAACCATCGGCTCAATCTGCGCAACCTCGTCGATAACCACACCGTCAAGACGCATACCGCGCATTGCGTCTGGGTTGTTGGCACCAAACAAACGGATCATCGAACCGTTGTGCGCGAACGTCACCGAAAGGTCCGCGTTGTTAATGTGGATCGTGCCTGGCACATTCGTCAAAGGCTGCAACTTTTGTAGCAACCGACGCCAGACCACACTCTCAGCTTGCTTCAGCAAAGGTGCAAGATAGACAAAGACACCGAGGTCAAGTTCACAAGCTAGCGCGGCTTCGATCAGCTCCATGATCGCCAACTCGGTCTTGCCCGCTCGACGGTGCAACGCATAAACGCTGAACCGCTTGCGCCCGAGATGACACTCGCGCTGCCACCGTCTTGGTTGGTAGGAAATCGATAGTTGACGACTCATTTAAAAATGTCTCTCGTCTCTTCAACTCGGGGTATTTCAATCGATGGCTCTTCAATACTGATTACGCGCGCGTCTGCACGCTTGGGTACTCCCGTGTCGATAACAATTTGAATATGCCCGTCTTGTTCAACTTTTAGTTCTGTCGGCACGGGGCGCGTCAAGCGTTCCAAAATTAACTTCGCGCTCTGTAGGTCACCGTGTTCGGCTTGCAGCAATAATACTTTGACTACGCGCCAGATGGCTTCGTGTAAATCGTAGCCTTCTAGCTCGGCTTTCCGTAACGCTAGGTCATAGATGCAAGGGATGCGATTCTTGTCATGGCCTTCCTTGAAACGCGTATTTACTGCGCCCGGTTTTTGCCAGTGCTTGTTGCCTTTTTTAAATCCGGGTTTTCTTAGCTCGCGTCCATTAGTCATAAATGCTTACGCTTTTTTGGGGTAGTTGACCCCGAACTTCCCCCGAGATAATTCGGCGAACACTGCTCAAGCTGATGTCGTGCCCCAAGTATTTTAGTAGTATCCAAATGCGTCGCCTACCGAGGCCTTTCGTATGGTGAGCATGAACTAGGTTGACAAGTTCGTCACTGATCGTTGAGCACTGGTGTGATGCACCCACACGATAACGCTGACCGTTTTTTTCAACGTAGTCAATCTTATGGTCGTTGTCGCCCGGTAAGGAAACCATCAGCTCAGGTCTCCGACCATCCACTCCCAGTCGGGTTGATTCCGCATCTGGGAGTAAAGGACGTTGCGCAAGCGGATTGCCTTTTGGTTTCCTGTAGCCGAAGCGCACAGGATTGCCCCCGAATACCAGGTGAGACCGATGCCGCCGTAGATCATGTCGGCATC